CCCGACGAGATCGAGACCAAGGACGACAAAGCCACCGATAAGGTGGAGTTCGAGGTTGAAAACGACGCCGAGATCGAGGTTGTCGATGACACCCCCGACCAGGACAGGGGCCGCAAACCCTTGGAAAAGCCCGTGGAAGAGCCCACGGACGACGAACTGGCGCAGTATGGCGAGAAGGTTCGCAGTCGGATCAAGGAGCTGACGCACGCTCGTCACGATGAGCGCCGCGCCAAAGAGGCGCTGGAGCGGCAGAACCAAGAGGCCATCCGTGCCGCTCAGATACTGTTCGAGGAGAACAAGAAGCTCAAGGGACAGATCGACAAGGGTACCGGTGCGTTCGTCTCTCAAGCGCAGCGACTCGCGGAAGTCGAAGTCGAAAAGGCCAAGAGTGCGCTGAAAGCCGCACACGAGGCTGGAGATACCGAGGCGTTTGTTGAGGCACAGGCCAAGCTGAACGAAGCGGTGTTCATGCAGCAGCGTGCCAAAGCACTCAAGCCTGCCCCCTTGCAATCTGAAGAACAACGTGGTAACGTTGCTCCTCAACAGCCCTCGCAACAAGCACCGGTTACTCAACTCGATCCAGCCACAGAGGCTTGGAAACAGCGTAACTCGTGGTTCGGTGAAGACGAAGAGATGACGAGTCTCGCGATGGGCGTGCACAACAAGCTCGTCAGATCCGGGTACAACCCGGGGTCGAAAGAGTACTTCGATACCATCGACTCTCGGCTACGCCAAGTCTTCCCCGACAAGTTCGAGACTCCCAAGTCCGAACCGGCCCGCAGGCCGCCTACCGTCGTAGCACCGACGCAAAGAGCTACGTCAGCGAAGAAGATCAAGCTGACGCAATCGCAAGTAGCAATCGCCCGACGCCTCGGCGTCCCCTTGGAAGAGTATGCCCGCAACGTGGCAAAACTGGAGCAGCAGAATGGCTGAGACCCGCACGCCCCGAGAACTCGCGACTCGCGAGAAGACGCAGCGTCGCTGGCGTCCCGCTTCTACGCTTCCTGATCCGACCCCGGAGCCCGGTGTGGGTTTTCGGTGGGTGATGACGCATCTGCTGGGGGAAGCGAACCCCACGAATGTGTCGCAACGACTGCGTGAGGGTTATGAGCCCGTCAAGGCAGAAGATCACCCTGAGTTGGCTTTCGAGGCCAACACCAAGACGGGGAACATCGAGATCGGCGGTCTGATGCTCTGCAAGATGCCCGACGATATGTTGAGTCAGCGCGTTACCCACTACGCGGACATGACCAACAGCCAGTCGCATTCCGTGAATTCCAAGTTCACAAGTCAAAGTGACCCTCGCATGCCGTTGTTTGCTGAACAGAAAAGCAGCTCGTCGCGTGGGTCGTTCGGTAACGGTTCCTGATAGGAGTCATAAATGGCTTTCCCCACGATTGACAAGCCCTACGGGCTTGCGCCGATTAACCTGAAGGGCGGTATTCCGTTTGCAGGTTCGACTCGGATGATCCCCATCGGCCAAGGCTACGCCACCAACATCTTCAACGGGGATGTGGTTGGTCTATCCAACGGCAACAGCATCATCACCCCCTACAACGCGGACACGCAGTCCGCCGCTGCGGCTGGTGACATTGTCGGCGTCTTCCTGGGCTGCGAATACAGCACCGGGTCGGGCCCGATCTACGGTAAGCTGCGTCAGCAGTACTACCCGGCAAGCACCAACGCCCCCAACGCGGTGGCCTACGTGCTGGACGACCCGAACGCCCTGTTCAAGACAGCGGTGATCGCGCAAGCGCAAGGCAGCGCCAACACCCAACTGAACACCGGCACGACCATCGGCTACATGTCGCCGTCGTTCCTCGGCACCAACGCCTTCCTGATCGCTGGCAACGGCGGCTCGACGGCAACTGGCAACTCGCTGGCTGGTGTTTCGGGCGGCAACCCCACGGTGGCTTCGTCGGTGGCTGGCAACATCCGCCAGACGGTCGGCACCGGTGCGGGCACTTCGCCCTGCCTGCGCGTGATCCAACTGGTGCCTGACACCGCCGTCACGGTGGCTACTGCGCTGTCCTCGTCCCCCTCGGCTGCTACGACCTTCACGGTCGCTTCGACTGCTGGGATCGTCCCGGGCATGCAGTGCGTCATCGACGGCATCAGCGGCACCACGGCGGGTTCCCCGGGCAGCAACCTGACGGTCACGGGTGTGGTCACTTCCACCTCCACGATCACGGTCAGTGCCAGCGTCACGGCCACCAGCGGCGCTTCGGTCAGCTTCATCGGCTACCCCGAAGTCATCGTCGGCTGGAACTTCGGTTACCACTCGTACTTGCTCGCCGCTGGCGTCTGAGGAGTCTGAATCATGGCAATTTCTCGTGCACAGCTCCTCAAGGAGCTTCTCCCTGGACTCAACGCCCTGTTCGGCATGGAGTACAAGCGCTACGCCGAGGAGCACAAGGAGATCTACGAAACGGAGACCTCCGACCGCTCGTTCGAAGAGGAGACCAAGCTCGCTGGTTTCTCTGCCGCTCCGGTGAAGAACGAAGGTCAGGCCATTGCGTATGACAACGCGCAGGAAGCCTGGACCGCTCGTTACAACCACGAGACCATCGCTATGGGCTTCTCCATCACCGAAGAGGCGATGGAAGACAACCTGTACGACAGTCTGAGCACGCGCTACACCAAGTCGCTGGCTCGGGCTATGGCCTACAGCAAGCAGGTCAAGGCTGCGAACATCCTGAACAACGGCTTCAACGCTGCCTTCCCGGGCGGTGATGGTGTCTCGCTGTTCTCGACGGCCCACCCGCTGGTCTCCGGGGGTACCAACAGCAACCGTCCTTCGGTGGCTACGGACCTGAACGAGACCGCGCTGGAGAACGCAGTGATCCAGATCGCTGCGTGGACGGATGAGAAGGGCCTCTTGATCGCTGCCAAGCCCCGGAAGCTGATCATCCCCCCGGCCCTGATGTTCGTCGCAACCCGCCTGCTGGAGACCAACCTCCGCGTCGGCACCACCGACAACGACATCAACGCGCTGAAGAACAACGGCTCGATCCCGGAAGGGTACACCGTCAACCACTTCTTGACCGACCCGAACGCGTGGTTCCTGACCACTGACGTTCCGAACGGCCTGAAGCACTTCGTGCGCGTCCCGATGTCCACCTCGATGGACGCTGACTTCGACACGGGGAACAACCGCTACAAGGCCCGCGAGCGTTACTCGTTCGGCTGGTCTGACCCGCTGGGCGTGTACGGCTCCCCCGGCGCAAGCTGAACGGCTCCGGCGTGATCCAAGGCCCCTTCGGGGGCCTTTTCTTTTGCCTGAGACTGTGCTAGGCTCGGGCTTGCCCGAGACCCCACTTACCCCTAAACCACTGCACCGACCGGCTCGGCGGACTGTCTCCTCAAGACGGTGCGGTATGACGAGGAACCATCATGTCATTCTCAAGCTTCTCCGGCCCGATCCGCTCGGGCACGCAGCGCTACGGCGCAGGCCGCAATACGGGTCTGGTGCTGCTTACGCAGTCCGCTACCATCAACATGAACGGCGTGGCCCTGACTTCTGCGGCTCCGGCTCAGAATTTGTTCACGCTGCCTGCGGGGTCGAAGATCGTCTCGATCATCGCCGACAAGACCGTGGCGCTGGCGGGCAACTCCATCTCGCAGGTTGCGATGATTGTGGGCAATGCGTCGGACGACAACCAGTATCTGGAGTCGGTGAATCTGGCAACGACCAAGGGCCGTGCGGCTCAGGCTACGGTCGACGCGGGGCTTCAAGTGGACGACTGCGACAACATCGGCACCTCTGATGTCATGCTCCAGGCGACTTTCACGGCGACGACGGGCAACGCTGACTCGGGCCAGATCGTGGTCACGGTGAGCTACGTCCAGCGTCAGCCTGATGGTTCAGTGAACCCGACCGAGTACCAGAACTGATTCTGACGCCCCTCCGGGGGCGTTCTCCTATTGGAGTTCACCATGATGCAGACTGACGTCAGTTCAGGTTCAGTGGGCGCAGCCGCAAGCGCGGCAATCACAGCGCAACGGTCTCGGATCAAAGCCATCGCTATGACGTACACCGCCAGCGCGGGTGCATTGACAATTACTGACGGTAACGGTGGTCCTACGCTGTTCGCGTTCACTCCCGCAGCGGCGGCAGGCTCGCTGTACATGCTGCTCCCTGGCGAGGGTATTTTGGCGCAAACGGGTATTTACGCCACCACGGGTACCGGCACCACCGCCACGGTGATGTATGGCTAAGACACCTGCGTGGACGCGTAAGGAAGGCAAGTCTGAAGCTGGGGGTCTCAACGCTAAAGGCCGCGCCAGCTACAACGCAGCCAACCCGGGCAAGCCGGGGCTTAAACCGCCCGCGCCGAACCCAAAGACCGAGAAGGATGCAGCTCGACGAAAGTCGTTTTGCGCAAGGTCTGCGGGACAGGCCAAGATGTTTCCCGAAGCAGCCAAAGACCCGAACAGTCGGCTGCGCAAGGCAAGAAAAGCATGGAACTGTTGACTTGTACGCGTTGCAAGGCCGAAAAACCTGCGTCAGCAGAGTTTTTCCCTCCGCATAACAAAAAGCGTAACGGTCTTGATAGTTGGTGCAGGCAGTGCCGCGCCACATACCGCAATGAAATATGTCGTGGTAAGTTCAGAGCTTCGGTAAGCGATGAACAGCTTAAGCAGATCAAAGCAGAAGTGACAGAGTGTGTTATTTGCGGCGATACCGGAGAGCTTGTTGTTGATCATGACCACACAACCGGGAAAGTACGCGGTATGCTCTGCAACCACTGCAACCGTGGCCTAGGCCACTTCAGGGACAGTCCCATGCTACTTGAATTTGCTGCGCAGTACTTGTACGCATCGGTAGATGCGCCGGAATGGGATCAATACTTGGCGACGCACGGAACGGAGTTGGGGTGCTGAAATGGATGCGACGCTCCTATGGAACACCCTCCTGACGGTGCTATTGGGCGTGGTGGCGTTCTTCATGGCCGCTAAGTTCCGTGAACTTGACCGCTTGAGCATTCTGTTGAACAGGACGCGCGAGGAAGTTGCCCGGGACCATCTCACCCGCGCAGAGTTCCGTCAAGACATGAAAGAGCTGCTCGAACGCTTTGACAGGCTCGAAGTCAAGATCGACAATCTACGGGTCAAAACCCTCTGACCCAGGAGCATTCATGAAAAAACTCCCCGAAGCCGCGCCGCAGCACGTGCCTGAGCCTGCTGGTGAGAGTCGGTCCAAGCCGAAGCCCTCTTCGCCGTCAAAGCGGCGTCCGCTGCCTGAGGCTGCTCCGCAGCACATGTCCGAGCCCGCAGGGCCGTTCAAGAAGGCCAAGGGCGGCATGATCAAGAAATACGTCAATGGTGGCGTAGTAACCCGGGCCGACGGTTGCATAACCAAGGGCCCTACCAAAGGAAGGATGGTGTGAGATGATGATGAAGAAGCCCCCGATGTCCGCCAAGATGCCCCCCAAGGCGAAAGGCAAGAAGGAACTCCCGCCCTTCATGAAGAAGGACGGCAAAGCCAAACCCAAGAAGATGATGGGCGGCGGAAGCTGCAAGTGAGGTAGAGATGGTACGCCCCAACTACGCCAAAGATGCGGCGTCGACTCCTGGCGCGAAAAGGCTCCGGCAGGAGCTGGCGGGCGTTCTTGAGCCCAAGAAACCGCGCTGGAAGTCGGAGTACAAGGGGCCCGATCCCGACCGTCAAAAGATCGACGGGAAAGCGGTTGTCAGCCGTGAGGAACTCGCGGACTTCCAGCGGCAGTACGGCGCTGCCAAGACGCTGCGCGATCTGTTGAATGCGGACGCGACCGGTAAGCTGCCTGCGCGTGTTGGTGCGGGCGCAGGTCGCGGTGCAGCCGAAGGTCGCAAGGCAACGGACCGCGATACCGCCCCGATGCGTAGTGAGAGCCCCTACAACGACCCGTCAAGGGCGAAGGAAGGGGCGGCTGCGCGCCGTCGAGAAATGATGCGGGACCCGGGCCGTGACGCCATCGAACCTATGCTTGGCCCCGAGACGGGTCTTGCCGCGCTTGGAAGAGCGGGAGCTGGTGCGCTGATGCGTGGTCTGGCAGGTGCGTTTGGGCGTCGTGCCGCACCTAAAGCCGCCGATGACCTTGTGGAACCCGTTGGCGATTTGACGCCGCAAGGTCGTGTCTTTCGCAGTGCGCGGCCTGACGCAGAAGCCGCCAAGCAAGCGGAGTACATGGAGCGCATCTCCGAGCGAGGCCTGAAGAAGGGCGGCTCAACCAAGTCCTACGCCAAGGGCGGCAGCGTTCGTGGTGCTGGGTGCGAGACGCGTACCAAGAAGACGAGGTACGTCTGATGCGCGCATCCCGTGGCATGGGGTGCATCAACCCCGCCAAGATGCCCAAGGCGAAAGTCTCGGGCTACGCCAAGGGCGGCGAGAGCCGTGTCAACGCGGCGGGTAACTACACCAAGCCCGGGATGCGAAAGTCGTTGTTCGAGAGCATCAAAGGACAGGCAACGCAAGGTACTGCCGCAGGACAGTGGAGCGCCCGTAAGGCGCAACTGCTTGCCAAGCAGTACAAACAACGCGGTGGCGGGTATAAGTGAAAGCCCCCCAAAAGTCCCTGAAGGATTGGACCGCACAGAAATGGCGGACCAAGTCAGGAAAGCCGTCGTCAAAGACGGGGGAGAGATACCTCCCGGAAGCAGCGATCAATGCTTTGTCTCCTGCTGAGTACGCGGCGACAACCAAGGCCAAGCGTCAAGGCAAGGCCAAGGGCCAACAATTTGTGGCGCAGCCCAAGGGCGTAGCCCGAAAGACGGCGAGATTTAGATGACTACCTCCGGCACCACGACATTCAACCTCGACCTCAACGAAGCGGTCGAGGAAGCCTTCGAGCGCTGTGGTGCTGAGTTGCGCACGGGTTATGACTTGCGCACGGCGCGGAGATCGCTGAACCTGCTGTTCGCAGACTGGGCGAACCGTGGTGTGAACATGTGGACGTTCAACCAAGCGGTCATCAACCTGACCCAAGGCGTCAACACGTACCCCTTGCCCTCTGACACCGTCGACCTCCTCGAACACGTCATCAGGACCGGTGCAGGCAACGTCAGTACGCAGGCTGACCTGACCATCACGCGCATTTCGATCTCTACCTACTCGTCCATCCCCAACAAGCTCCAGCAGGCGCGGCCCATTCAGGTACTGGTGAACCGGAACTCCGATGCGACGTACCCTGCGGGCAGCAGCTACTCGCCGGGGGCAACGGCTTCACCGAGCATCACCGTGTGGCCCACTCCGGACCAGACCGGCGTCTACCAGTTCGTCTACTGGTACTTGCGACGCATTCAAGACGCGGGTGCAGGCGGTGGCTACACGCAGGACATCCCCTTCCGCTTCCTCCCGTGTCTGGTCTCCGGTTTGGCGTACTACTTGGCCCTCAAGATCCCCGGCGCGATGGAGCGTCTGCCGGTGCTGAAGGAGCAGTACGACGCGGATTGGGACCGTGCCAGTTCAGAGGACCGCGAGAAGGCAGCAGTGCGGTTCGTCCCAAGGCAACAATTCATCTCCTGAGTTGTCATGTCTAACCGCTTCGCAAACGGAAGAAAGGCGTTCGGCTTTTGCGATGTCTGTGGCTTTCGTTTTGACCTGAAGCGACTGAAAAACCTCGTCGTCAAGACGAAAGAGACACAGATCAAGGCTTGTCCGCAGTGCTGGACGCCGGATCAGCCGCAGTTGCAGTTGGGCATGTACCCAATTGCAGACCCACAGGCTATCAGAGACCCACGCCCGGACACCAACACTTGGTTCCAGTCCGGTGTCAACGCGTTGAACAACGTCAGCGAAGGGATGCTGGTCATCCAGTGGGGTTGGGCCCCGATTGGCGGTGCGAGAGACTTCACTGACCCGTTGACTCCCAACGCGCTTGTCGGCGTTGGGCAGGTCGGTCAAGCCACCACAGCAAATCTCACCACGGACCCGTATTTCTCAATGGTGAAGCTGCTGCTGCACATGGACGGCACCAGCGGCTCGACGACGTTTGTGGACAATTCGCCCGTTGGCTACACGATGACGGCGTTTGGTAACGCCCAGATCGACACATCCAATGTCAAGTTTGGGACTGGGAGCCTAATCTGCGACAGTACCGGCGACTACCTTCAAATCAACTATCTTGATAAAGGCTTCATCACTGCTCTTGCGACGGAGCCGTGGACCGCAGAGCTGTGGGTATACAGCAACACTTACAACAGTATCAGGTGGAACAGCTCAAGCGCTACGCAGTTTTCGCTCGGAGCCTATAACGGGTTTTCTGCGGACTTTTTACTTGCACCAATTACAGGGGCTAATCTCGTAACTACAAACTATGCGATGCCCACTTTTTCGTGGAACTTTGTCGCGGTAGTCAACGATCCGGTGACGGCCACAATGCGGCTTTACATCAACGGCGTCGAAGTTGCAAGCCAAACAAACAAGCCGATGACCACGATGGCTCGTGTTTCAAATTCAGGAAATACATCGTTCAACGGTAACATCGACGATGTCCGTATCACTGTAGGCGTTGCCCGCTACACCACCAACTTCGCGCCGCCTACTGCGCCATTCCCAAATTCGTAAGTCAGCGGTATCATTCACGCGGGCGCAGCCCGAAGGAGTTCAAGATGAAAGACGCGATGAAGGCTCTCAAGGCGCATGCCAAGAAGCCCGCCAGCAAAGCCCACGGGCCCGGTGCCAAGCTCGCCATGGGCGGCATGGCGAAGTACAACCAGGGCGGCGTCACCACGGAAATGGCGCAGGATATGGGCCGCAACATGGCCCGCGCACGCAACCAAGGCCCGGTCGGGCGCAAGAAGGGGTAAACCCATGATGAAGGCCAAACCGGTCCCTACGCCCGTTGTGGGCGTCGCTGAGCGCACTCCCCCGCGCCTTGTTGTCGGTGCTGAGTCGACCGCCCCCTGCCCGCCTGCCAAGACCTCCGGGATCAAGGTCCGGGGTGGCAAGGCTCAGACCAAGGGCTTCATGGCCCGAGGACCGATGGCGTGAACTACACCCAGCTCAAGACCGCTGTTGAGGATAGCGTCGAGAACACGTTCACGGACGTGGACTTTGCCACGCTGACGAAGCTGGCCGAGAACAAGATCTACAACAGCGTCCAGCTACCGTCGCTGCGGAAGAACATGACCGGGGACCTGAGCGCGGGCAACCAGTACCTCGCCGCCCCCAACGACTTCTTGTCGGTCTTCTCCTTGGCAGTCTTCCCCGCAGCAGGCGGTGAGTACACGTTCCTGCTGAACAAGGACGTCAACTTCATTCGGGAGTCGTACCCGAACCCGGCGACGACGGGCGTGCCGCGCTATTACGCGCTCTTCGGCCCGGTGTACAACCTGCCGACCGAGCTGACGTTCATCCTGGGCCCGACACCTGTGGCGGGGTACAAGGCGGAGCTGCACTACTTCTACTACCCCGAGAGCATCGCTACTGCGGGTACGTCATGGATTGGCGACAACTTTGAGTCGGTGCTGTTCAACGCGGTCATGGTTGAAGCGGGTCGGTTCATGAAGGAAGAGGCGGACATCATGACGATGTACCAGAACCAGTTCAATGAGTCGTTCCTGCTGCTCAAGAACTTGGGTGACGGCAAGAACCGCATGGATGCCTACCGCAGTGGCCAAGTACGGAATCCGGTGAAGTAAATGGCTATCCTCCAAGGCATGTGTTCGTCGTTCAAGCAGGAGTCTTGGCTGGGCGTCCACGACCTCGACACTGACACGCTGAAGCTCGCGCTCTACACCGCTGCGGCTGATCTGAGTCAGGCTACGACCGCGTACAACGTGGCAACAGCAGGGCAAGTGACCGGTACCGGCTACAACCCTGGCGGTATCCCCCTCGTCAATGTCCAAGTCCTCCTCTCCGGTACGACGGCCTACGTCACGTTCAACAATCCCGTGTGGTCAGGGGCATCCTTTGTCTGCCGGGGCGGGCTGATCTACAACGAGACCAAGGCCAACCGCGCTATCGCGGTGCTGGACTTCGGTGCGGACAAGACGGCGTCAGGTACTTTCACCATTCAACTCCCTGCGGCAACAGCCGCTTCCGCGCTGTTGCGCTTTGCATAAGGAACTCATCATGTTGAACAAGTCTAAGGCTGGCGGCGTCTTCAAGATCGCTTGCTACGACCCTCAAGGTAATCTGAAGTGGGAGACGCAGTCTCACAACCTCGTTGTAAACGAGGGGCTGTTCTACATGAACGAAGCGGCCTTGGGTGGTGGTTCTCAGATCACTACTTGGTATATCGGCCTGTACGGTGCGGCCTCGTCCAACAACCCCGCTGCGGGTAACACGATGGCCAGCCACGCGGGCTGGACGGAGGAGACGGGGTACAGCAATGCCACACGCCCCACTTGCACGTTCGGTACGGCTACGACGGCAGACCCTTCGGTGATCGACAACACGGGCTCCCCTGCTTCGTTCAACATCAACGCTTCCGCCACGATTGGCGGTGCGTTCTTGACGTCTAATGACACCAAGGGCGGGACGACGGGAACGCTCTTCTCGGCAGCGGATTTTGCCGCGCCGGGTGACCGAACGGTGACTAGCGGGGACACATTGAATGTATCGTATACCTTCAGCCTCGATGCTGCTTGATCTTCAACAACTCTGAAAAAGGCACCCGTCTAGGCGGGTGTTTTGCTTTCAAGCCATGATCAAAATTGACTTCTCCTTCGACACTCCTCACGGCAAGTTTGCTGACGCTCTTCATCTGCCTGACGATCACGGTTTCAGCGAAGCTGAGATTGAGGCGATGAAGGAGCAGCGCCGAGACAATTGGATTGCCGTGGTGACAGCGCCGCCTGTTGAGGCTGAGCCTGAGCCAGAGTACATCGAGATTGACGGTGTTCGCTACGTGAAGGCGTAAGAGATGGCTGACAGGTACTGGGTTGGTGGTACAGCAGCTTGGGATGGCACTGCCGGAACCAAGTGGTCAACTACGTCTGGCGGCGGTGGCGGGGCAAGCGTTCCTACCAGCGCTGATGATGTGTTCTTCACGAATCTGTCCTCCGGCACCTGCACCATCTCCAGCGGCAACACTGGTGCCAAGTCCATCAACTGCACAGGGTTTACGGGGACGTTGGCAGGTAATGCCGTCATTATCGTCTCTGGTAGCGTCACGCTTGATGCGGGCATGACGTTTACTTACAACGGTACGATGACGCTGAATGGTACAGGAACCTTGACCAGCGCAGGCAAGACGTTTGGTCCTGTTAATATCAGTGGTAGCGGTATCACGGTGACATTGGGGGGTGCGCTGAATATTGGCGGTAATACACTTACTGTGACTCAAGGAACCCTTGATACTGCAAACTATAATCTCACAGCATCTGTTATTTCTTCAGCCAACAGCAATGTCCGAACTATTACTCTGGGTTCGTCTACACTTACTTTAAGTGGCTCTACTCCTATAGGATTTTCAACAAACACAAATCTTACTTTTAACGCGGGAACTTCTACAATTAATGCAACAGCGGCGGGTCCGACTATTGCTGGCGGCGCTGCTTCTGCTACAGGGGTTACGTTTTATAATGTAGCATTTGCGGCGGGTGGCTCTGGAATTGATATTAGAGGTATCAATACATTTAATGATTTTACAGTAGCCGCACAGGCGTCCGCAGGCGTCCGTCAAGTCACCTTCGACTCCCGCCAAACCATCAACGGCACCCTCTCCACCAGCGGCACCGCAGGTAACCGCAGAGTCTGGTTCAGAGGCGTCACCTACGGCATCGCCCAAACCCTCACCATCAACGCCACACCGAGCCTGACCGACGCAGACTTCCGAGACATCTACGTCATCGGCACAGCCGCGCCCATCAGCGGCACGCGTGTTGGCGACTTGAGAGGCTGCAGAGGCATCACCTTCGACACGCCGAAGACGGTGTATTGGAACTTGGCTGCTGGCGGCAACTGGTCTGCCAACGCTTGGGCTGCAAGCTCTGGTGCTGGTGTCAGCACAGACAACTTCCCATTGGCGCAGGATACCGCTGTCATTGAGAACACGGGGTTGAATACGTCGGCTACGGTGACGATAGATTCCGCGTTTTCATACACTGGTGCGCTGTCAACGCAGACAAGAACAAATGCTTTTACATTGGGTGGCAGTAACTCAATGACATTTTATGGGGATTTGACGCTATCCTCCGCCGTCACATTAAGCTATAACGGCACAATAACATTCTCAGGCCGCAACATCCAAACCGTTACCAGCGCTGGGAAAGCTTTTAACAGCAATTTGGTAATTGACTCGTATGGAGGCAGGGTTGAGCTTGGAGATGCGTTTAGTGTTTCTGGTAACAACCTCACCATCACCAACGGCACCTTCGACACCAAGAACTACAACGTCACCGCAGGCTCTCTGGCGTCCAGCAACAGCAACGTCAGGGCGATAACATTGGGGTCGAGTACGGTGACGTTGAGTGGAACAGGAGTTGCTTTTAATACATCTGTCATAGTAAACTTGACATTTAATGCGGGGACATCGCAATTAAATATGTCTTCGACGGCTTCCAATATAACCTTAGATGCCGGTGGACTGACACTTTATAATGTGTCTTTTACAGGAGCTTCCTCAAGTTTGCTTACCCACAGCGTAATAGGTACAAATACATTTAATAATTTAACATTAACT